TGATCACGATTGTAATTGAGTTGAAGTGGTTTGGATCCATATGATGAACGAGACATGAGGGATAGGATACGAGTGATAAAGAACACGAGGAGCACGTGCGGTGACGATTTATAAATCGAAACGCACGTGCCTGCGTTAACGAAAAAAGCGTTAACGGCACTAGGGTAATAATATAAAACCGGGGGTTTTATGACCTACGGTCCCCTAGTGCTCGAAATTGTAAAAACCGGGAATGTGGGGTCACACCTTTTACTACTGGGCCTGCCGCCCCCCATGCCCTTGGCATGGGCCCCCCCGGCCAACGCCTACGCGGCGCAGGGGTACCCCCCTCACGGGGGGCCCCACCCCCTGCTGCGCGCTCCGGCTATAACTGTAGGAATTGATTTGTAATGTGGAAGTGAAAAAAACGTGGGAAGTGAAAAGTACTTTTTATTATTTGAAATCACACACTACTTAACTGCGTCGGTAGCATGTGATAGTTGTCAAACATGGAAGTAGAAACCGTAACAACAGCTCCTGAAAATATTCAACCTGTCAAGCTTAGTAATCCTTCTGGTAAACATTGGGCTGGGTGTACTTTAAACAATCCGACTGCTGCTGATGAAGCCTGCTGGTTAGCCAAGATTCAACCTTTAGCTACTTATTATGTTTATGGTAAAGAAGTTGGTGCGTCTGGTACTCCTCATTTTCAATTTATGGTATCCTTTGCCAAACAAACAAGATTATCTGCTGTAAGAAAATTATTTCCAAGTGGTGGTAATTGGGAAGTTAAGTCACCTAGATCTACTATGAAAGAAGCCTCTGATTATTGTAAAAAGGTACATTTAGTTATTCAGTTTTGTTATTACTATTTCTTTAGTTCAGTTTTGTTTTGTATATATTTAACTAAAATGTACAGGATGGTAATTTTATTGAATGGGGTGTATTACCTTTAGATCAGAAAGTAGCTGGTCTTAAAGTAATTGCTGACAAATATGCGGATACTATCAATAAAGCTAAAGTTGGAAAGTTTAATGATATTGATGCTGAACATCAACTTAGATATTATCGTACTATTAAAGAGATTGCTGCTGATAATAAAGTTATGCCTGAAAATTTAGATTGGAAAGAAGGTGAACAGCCAAACTTTTGGATTTATGGTAATGCAGGTATTTATTCAATCATCGAAGTAAAGGCTAAACCTCAAAAATGACTTCTCTTTCATTAATAAATTAGGTTATGGGAAATCATTCGATGCTAGAAAAAGATTGGGAAACAAGTTTTATGCTAAGATAGCTGCCAACAAATGGTGGGATAAGTACAAGGGAGAAGAGAATGTATTAATTGAAGACTTTGATAAATCTCATGCTTATCAAATTGCTAATCTTAAAATATGGGCTGATGTTTATGCTTTTCCAGTTGAGATTAAATATGGTAATGATGTTATTAGACCTAAAGTTATTGCTGTTACTTCAAATTATTCTATTAAAGAAATTTGGCCTGATCCTATTGAACATGAACCTTTATTAAGAAGATTTAAAGAAATCCATAAAGAACAAAAATGGAATGCTACTATTGATGGTGTATTGAAATCTAAGAAGACTAAAGCTCCTAAGACTTTACTTGCTAATACTCCTAAGAAAGTTAAGAAGAATCATTTGCCTCTAAAGAAGCCAGCTCTTTATAAACAAAATGCTTCTGGTGATATTGTTCCTAATAAACAAGATCAGATAATATTAGATGATGCTCTTCAAAAGAAACCTAAAGAAGTTATTATGAAAGCTTGTAATGTTGATGATCTTATTGAAATGCATATTGAAGATATTGAAAAAACTAAATCTGCTGCTACTCAAGATATTGATACTCTTGCTAACTTAGCTACTCAAAATGATAGATGGGCTAAGAAAGATGGTAGTATGATTACTTCTATTATTAAAAATAATAAAGTTTTACGTTTATCTGATACACAAGAAATTCCTAATGAAAAAGATATTATTGAATTAGATGAATCTGAAGAAGTCAGCTCAATTAGTGAAGAATGTGTTGGATGTACAAACATTAAATGTATATGTAATCATTTATTATGGACTGAACATGAATGGGATAAATATGAAACAATGAATGATAAATCATTCCGAAAGATTCTTAATATTTCTGATAGTTTTAGTTGTGATAGTAATTATGACAGTGATAGTGAAGCTGATGAATCAAGTAGTAACGATTATTAAATAAAACGTTTATTTATTAAAAATTGTTTACATTAACATAACTAATTATCATAATATCTAAGACGACAAATACTTTTCTCAACATCTACTGAATCTGAACCATCTCCAATTTCAGCTCTAAGTATAATATATAAAGCACCAGAAGAAATATCAGCAATTGTGCAAGGGTTTGATTGACCAGAATAAACAGTAGTTAAACCTTTCAATTTAATAAATTTATCTATATTAATAGTATATTGAGTAGCTTCAAGATCTTTGATAACTTTAATATCTCCTGAATAAACTTCATCTGATAGAACAGAAAATCTTTCAGTATTATCATAAGCAAGGTTGAAAAGGATTCCACTTGATTCTGTTCCATTTTGATCAGTACCTCCAAAAATAGTTGAGAAGATAGGGAGAGCACCAGAAGGTTGTTTATCATAAACAACAACCATACGAGCATTATTATTAAATAATGCAGGGTTACTAAGACTATTGAAATTCATAATACATTTGATTCTAAGTGATTTCATTCTAATCTTTCTACCTACACGATTCCATGATCCAGTTCCAGGTTGAATAAGATTCACAGTATAGAAACCGGCGTTGGAACTCAAGTCAGTAGACAAAGGGTTTTGATTAATAATTGAATCAACACCTTTGAGTTCGGTAGCTTTCATCTGACCATTAGTTCTGTTACCATAGGTTCGAGTACGAAGTTGCACAGGTAAAGTTGTACCATGCTTCTGATAGTACATTCGAGAGACTTGAGCTAGGCGCTTGCGTTGAGCAGTGGTGAGCTGATCACGATTGTAATTGAGTTGAAGTGGTTTGGATCCATATGATGAACGAGACATGAGGGATAGGATACGAGTGATAAAGAACACGAGGAGCACGTGCGGTGACGATTTATAAATCGAAA